CCTAATGGCGCTGGTCGGTGACATCGCCACAACCGGGATGCGGATTGGCGGCACGTCAGAGCAGCAGGTCGGTGAGGGTCGCGCCGATGCGCCCGTCGGCACTACGCTGGCCATGATTGAACAAGCCACCAAGGTATTGAATTCGGTCCACAAACGCATGCACGCCGCACAGGCAAATGAATTTCAACTATTGGCGCGATGCTTCAAAGAACATCCCGAGAGTTTTTGGCAACGCAATAAGAAGCCGGCGCGCGATTGGGATGAAAAGACTTTCCTCGCGGCCCTTGAAGATTGTGAATTAGTTCCGCAGGCTGACCCTAATACTGCGTCGCATAGCCAGCGCATTATGAAGATTGCAGCGTTGAAGCAATTGCAGCAAGCCAACCCGACGATGTATGACCCGCTTGCCATTGACAAGGCGGCGCTTGCGGCCATTGGTTGGTCTAACCCCGAGCAGTTTCTTGCGCCCCCGTCAGCACAAGCCGCGCCGCCGCCCGAAATGCAAAAGCAGATGGCGGAGTTGCAGATCAAGAAACAACAAGCGGACGCCGGCACCATGAAGGCGCAAGCCGACGTGATGAAAATACAGAGCGAAGTAAACCGTCCGCCTGATGAGGCTGGACACCAGCAGGAAGACACGCCGGTTGATCTTATGCTTGCACGCGCAAAGATGATGGACGCACAGACCAAGCGCAATCAGGTTGGCGTTCATCATTACGACGTGCAACAGGAAGATCAAGCGCGATCCCTTGACCGTGCCAGTCGCGAGAAAATCCAGCTTCTTGAACTAGCGCGCGATCTTGCCCTGCACCCCGAAGCCGCGCCTATTGCTGCACCGATTGCCAAGCAGGCGGAACAGTCATGATCGATGATCCACAGAAGTCCATCCGGCGTGCCGTCATGGTCGCCAAGGGCCTTGCGAAGAAGATCGACCAGTTACCGGGCGGCAGCCGTATGCAGGCTCCGCACCCCGCATCCATGATCCCTGGCGTGCATGTTATGGGGATGGATGGGGCGCAAGGGTATGCTGACGGTGGATCAACCCCGGCATGGCAACGCAAGGAAGGCCAGAACCCGTCAGGCGGCTTAAACTCCAAAGGCCGCGCGTCATACCACAGCGAGACAGGCGGGACGCTAAAGCCTCCCGTGAAGGCAGGCGACAACCCGCGCAGGTCAAGCTTCCTGGCACGCATGGGCAATATGCCGGGGCCGGAACATGACGAGCATGGCGAACCGACGCGACTGCTGAAATCGCTGCAAGCTTGGGGCGCGTCGTCTAAGGCCGATGCTCGGGCAAAAGCCCACGCCATTCACAAAACAGGCGGTGGCGTTGTGTCGCCCGATGATCGGCAAAAGAATTTTAAACAGTGGTTCGGAAACAGCCATGTTGTCGATGAAACAGGTAAACCCAAAGTGGTTTATCATGGGACGCCCGATGTTCGCGGTATTTTAAAAGAAGGGTTTCAACCGAGAGCAAGAGGAAGCGTGTTTTTCGCCGCCGGAAGTCGTCCGACAGCAGACAGTTATGCCGACGACCGCAGGGCATTTGATTATCAAAATGCAGAACCAGCAACAATTCCTTTGCATTTATCTTTGCAAAACCCAATGCATATTGACGCGCAAGGCAAAAATTGGAAAGAAACAGAAAAACACGTTGAAGAAGCAAAAGATAAAGGCCACGACGGGTTAATTATTCACAATTCAGTTGATTATTACAACAATACAAAAAATGCAAAGCCTACTACTGTTTACGCTTGGTTTCACCCCACGCAAGCAAAGTCTGCGTTAAATGGACCGTTAATTTCTAAAGTTGATCGTCAACCTATTGTTGGCTCTGGACCGAACCAAGGCACATACAACCTCAACGACCCCGCCATTCACAAAGCCGGCGGTGGTAACGTAGAACCAACCGACGAAACTGGGTTTGATGCGTGGCATGGAACGCCGCACACGTTTGCGCCGGAGCCGGGTGCGCCGTTGGGTCGGTTCCGGTCAGACAAAATCGGGACCGGCGAAGGTGCGCAGGCGTATGGGCGCGGAATGTATGTGGGGCAAGAGGGGACGGCGCGAGGGTATAAAGAAAATGTTAAGGACATGGGGGCAATAGCAGACCTCAACAATCGTTTATCGTCCCTTGCTAAAATCATGCACCAACATGAAATTCCAAACCAATATAGAAAATATAGATCACTAGAAGGCTATAAGGCCGCGTCCGAATATGATGACCTTATGGATAAACGCACTGAAGTGCACCACGCTCCTGGCCACCTACTCCATGTCCGCGTTCGCGCCAACCCCGAACACTTCCTAGACTGGGACAAACCGATAAGCGAACAGCACCCGCATGTTCAAGAGGCTTTGCGTTCTCTGCCGTTCGCTGACCACCGCTTTCAAAAAGATGCCTTGGGGCGAGAAGCGACGGGGGCGACTTTTGCTCCCAAGGGTAAACTTTCAACAGATCAATTTGTAAAAGCCGGCATTCCTGGCATCAGATACCTAGACGCCAATTCACGCGATCCAGATACCGATCAGCCAACGCATAACCATGTCATTTTTGACCCGAGCATTATCGACATTAAACATCGGTATGCGCGCGGTGGGGATGTTGGCGGCGGATACCAAGACGCGCCGTTCCGCCACATCGAGGCGCGCTCCCCTGGCTGGGGCGATACGTGGACGCCGCTGCATGAAATCCAAGGGAAGCTAAAATCTCCTATTTCAAGTATTTCAGACAGCGCAGCCAATTTCGGGGACTTCATGAGCGGCATGGCGCATAAGGCGTCAACGCAAGGGCTTGCGCCTCGGGATTTGATTAAAGCGTATCTGATGACTATTTCCAGCCAAGGGCGGCAAGCGGTTTTACCCAAAACAATTCTCAAAAACTGGCCGGATTATCCAGGGCCGACGCATGGGAAAATTAGACCAGAAGGGGCGATGGGCGAATGGCTCGCGTCCCCGATGGGGCGGCGTTACCTAGATGCGGCGGAACAAGGTAAAGTAGACCCTGAGGCAGTGCAGCATGCGCTAAAATCATTTAACGGGTTTGGGTTTGCTGATAGTCACGAAGGCGATGCAATGCCTTGGGCTGCGCAAAACCTAGCGCCGCATACTAAAATGGTTTCCGATATGATTGCCGAAAGCGTAAAAGGGCGGCATTCATCAGAAGATTGGCGGCGGTGGGTTAAAAAGAACGTCAATGGCGTTGGATTTGCCAAAGCTGGCTTCTTTGCATCTATGCTGGGCCGAGGCGACCAGCCCGTGCCCGACGCCCGACAATTGGTTCTGAACACGCCAGAAGGCAGCGACGCGCTCACCAAAATCGGCACAGGCAACAACTCTGCCCCGGCCACCTTACGCGAAGGCGAGGCCATCGACAGGTTGGCAGCACGGCAGCGCGCGTTAAGCCTAGCGCATCCCAAGGAGCTTGCGCCGCATTACCAATCGCTCGCGCATCATACGATATGGGATGCCGCAAAAGGCACAGACACTACGCACCAAGACGTTATCGATGCTATGCGTCACGCTGCAAGCGGCGGATTGATCGGCGGCAAAGACGAGCATCCCGTTGTAACGATCATGAAGCACCTGGGTATGCCGGGTATTCATGACGATCAACGTGAGCATTATGATCGTGGTGGCGGAAAGGGTTTGTCGCCCAACGATGTGATGGTCCAAAATGCGTTAAAGCGAGTCGCTGCTCAACAGGCAAATTCTTTTACGCGTTCGGGCGCTAAATTAATTGGAAAAGACGCGTCATTTCTTGATAGACAACAACAAATGAGTGAAAAATTAACAAAAACTCCAGGGATTCCTTTGAACGAAATGGAATCTACGCACATATCAAAAGAAACACTAAATCCATGGAAAGAACTAACCCCAGAAGCATTATATAATCAAAAAGCTTATATTGCACCGTTTCTTGGCGACAGAACGCCAGCGGGAACTATATTGACGCATGTCAATGGTATTCCGCTTGCTAAACCTGTTAATCAACAGGGAGGCGGTGATTTTACTCGCAGTGAAGCTGCTCAAGGAGATGATCCGGCTGCGTGGGGCAACCGAGACAGCACGGCGCGTATGATGTTTGCGCAAATTAAAGGCCAAGTCCCAGAAGGCTCTCCGGTTTTTGGTGGCCATGTTGCAATGGGATTAGCTAGCGCAGATTCTTCGCATCAAGTTGCTCAAACGCTTTTGCAATTGATGCCCCATATGAATATTCATCCCGATCACATTGAAAAATTTGACAAAAAAATGCGTGAAGCGCTTCCATCGAAAGGCAAAACCCCTGCGTGGCCAGGAGTTATGAACACCGACGAGGCGGAGCGTTATTTCAAAGAAACACCCGGAACGCACGCATCTGTTTTTGCTAAAATGATGGAAAGCGGCGAATGGAGAAAGCATGGATTCCCTGACGTTGGGTTGGCTAGGTTTGCAAACACAGAACACAGATTGTTGAACGTTCCAAATCTTTCCACGGGCTATGCTTTTTCAGGTATAGATACTTCGAAACCATTGATACGCGACGCTCCGCACGGCCATGAAACGTATTCAACATTAATTCCCAGTTCAACTGGTTATGCTGGTGGGTTTAAATATCAGGTGCCTGCCCGTTTAATGTTTCCAAAATTTTATTCTGAACTCAAACCAAAAGATAAAAATGGCAAACCTATTGATTATAATTCGCCCGAAGGAACCACTATGGCTCAACGATCTATAATGACAAAAACACCTGTGCAAAAAACCGATCAAGAGTGGTTGGATAACATTATGCAGCACCAGGAACAAAACCCACAAAAATGGGGATATAAAAATGGCGGCAATGCTGTAACTCACGCACTATCCATTGCACGCAAAGCAATAAAACGATGATATCTCCAGAGCTATGTGGTATTTGTTTTAAACAAACACCGGGACGCCGGTAGGAGAACCCTAGTATGTCGCAAGCAACCGAGCGCGCCCGCGCAAAAGCCCACAAGCTAACTCGCACCGACCCCAAAGAAAAGGTTGACGCATCCGGCTACACGCCGCCCGATGCTTTGGATGCCGACGTTAAGACCGGCATGCGTCCGGTGTCGCGTCGCCAGTTTAAGAAGGGCGGCAAGGTTGTTGGTGCCGTTGCTGGTGAACATGCGAAGCAACACGCAGGCCGCAAGCCACGCCAGTCTGGCGGCAAAGCGATGACGCCCGACAATATGATTAACCGCAATTCAAAAGAAGCCAACGAAGGCCGCGATGGCAGCAAACACATTGGCGGCCTAAAGCGTGGCGGTCGCGCTCACAAGATGGGCGGTGGCGCTATGATGCCGCCCGGTGCCGGTGCTGGCCAACAGGTAGACCCGCGCATGCTCGCCCTCCTCCTGCGCGCCAAGATGGCGGCTGGACGTGGTGCGCCCGTGGGTGCCGGCGCTCCCGCTGGTCCTGGCATGGGTCCGATGAAGCGTGGCGGCAAAGCCGAACACGACGACGCACGCGAAGACCGCGCCTTGATTAAGTCGATGGTCAAAGGCAAAGCGTTGACGGGCAAGGCTGAGGGCGGTGCATTGAGTGCGCCGTCTGCTTATCACGTCATTGACCGCCACACAGGTCAAGTCGTAGGAAAATATAAGAGCGGCGTCCGCGCAAGTAATGTCGTGGACAAAAAAGACAACGAATACGGAGCGTCTCGCTACTCCCGCAAGCCGATTTACGACAAAGACGAGCCGATCGAACGGAACAGCGGAGGCCGCGCCCACAAATACGATGGTGGCGAAGCAAAGGGTCCGGAGAAAAATGACGATTACACCGCTGGCGATTATATTCGCGGGATCCTGAAGCCCGTCCCGGTTAAAGATACCGTCTTGCGTCCTGACCCCGAAAAACCCGACCTTAAGGCGATGCCGAAGAAACGTGGCGGCGCTCTAAGTGTGTCTGACGGCCAGCTTCAGGGCACGCGCCCGATGCCGGGTGGCCGTATGGCGCGCAAGGATGGTGGCCGAGCCAAGGGTAAGACCAACATCAACATTATCATTGGCACCGGCAAAGCCGCAGATGGCCAGATGCCCGGCATGATGCCGCCGCGCCCCCCTGGCGTGCCTGTCGCTGTTCCGCCCCCAGGCCCGCAAGCTGGCCCTCCCGGCGGCGCGCCTCCGATGCCGATGCCGCCCCCAGGCGGACCGCCTCCGATGGGCATGCCTCCGATGGGTATGCCGCGCAAGTCGGGCGGTCGCACCATTAAAATGGAGTATGGTAGCTTGAGCGGCGAAGGCCGTTTGGAAAAAATCCGCAAATACGGCAGGTAAAGTATAAATACTGGTATTTGCCAAATTGCATTGCGGGCGGTAACATACAAATGTTGCCGCCCGTTTTGTATTTGTGGAGCAAGTATTATGCTTACTTATAATATGTTATTTGAAAAAGAAGTGCGCAAACTTATACTGCAACGCATTGAAGCAGCTAAAGAAAACCTGTCTTACGGGCACGCGGAAAACTATCAAAAAGAAGTTGGAATTATTAGCGGACTTAGAATGTCCCTTGATATGTGCGACGAGGCCAACACATCTGTTGCCAACACTTAGACCTTTTTTAACAAACTTGGAGATACACATGCCGTTTATGCTTATGTCACACGACAAAGAACCAAAAGAAACACTTAAGAAAGAAATCGGATCAGTTGATACTATTGAAATCTTTAATAACCAAGTATTGGTTGTGGTCTATGTTAGGCCAGAAAAGACTAAAAGCGGTATTATCTTGACTAGCAACACTAGAGATGAAGATCGTATTCAAGGAAAAGTTGGTTTGGTTCTAAAAAAAGGCCCGCAAGCTTTTGTTGATCCAAGCAATACTTGGTTTGGCGACGTTGATATTGAAATTGACGACTGGGTTTTCTATCGTCCGTCCGATGGTTGGAGTGTGACTATCAATGGCGTTCTGTGCCGCGTTCTAGATGATACCAACATCCGTGGCCGCATTCAGAATCCCGATCACGTTTGGTAATGGAGAATACAATGGCAGATGAAGCCCTAGATGAAGTCGTTAAGGTAGAAGAGGCTCCGGCAGAAGTTATTAAAATAACCGAGCAAGAGCCAGAAACCGACTTTGCCGCAAGCATTGAACACCTTAAGCGGCAATTGGAAGAAGAAAAGCAGGCTCGCGTTTTTGCCGAGCGCCGGGAACGAGAGGCGCAATCTCGGGAATATGCGGCACGCAACACCCAGGCCGATACCGAATTGCAGTTGGTCAACAACGCGATCCAGACGGTATCGACCAACACCAACATTCTAAAATCGTATTACGCAGAAGCGATGCAGGCCGGTGACTACAACCGAGCCGCCGAAATCCAACAGGAAATGTCTTCAAACGAAGCCAAGCGCCTGCAATTGGAGAATGGCAAGGCGGCTATGGAGTCTGCGCCCAAGCAGGAACCGCCCCGACAGCACGCGGACCCGGTAGAGGCGTTGGCATCGCAGCTTACGCCGCGTTCTGCCGAATGGATCAGACGCAATCCTCAATTCGCGCGGGATCAGCGCCTATTCCAGAAGATGATTAACGCTCACAACAACGCTATTTCTGATGGTATTGCGCCAGATAGCGATGATTACTTTGCGGAAGTTGAAAGTATCCTTAAAATCAACCGCAATTCTACGCCGGTTGAGCATGATGAGCCATCCAATCAGGCCGCACAGGTAACGCAACGGCGCGTTTCTCCTGCGTCTGCGCCAGTTACTCGCACTCCGGCTGGCTCTGACCGTCAAACAACCGTGCGGCTATCTGCTGACGAGCGTGAAATGGCGTCAATGATGAAAATGACGCCGGAAGAGTATGCGAAGAACAAACTAGAGCTTAAGCGAGCCGGCAAAATTAACTGAAAGGTCTGAAAATGAGTGGAACTACCTCGCGTCGCGCAATGAAATCATCGCAACGCAGCGTATTGCAGCAGGTTATGAATGAACCGGAGCAGGAAGACGCGCCCGTTGTGACAGATATCAAGGTTCCTGATGCCCCGCAACGCGCGGCTATGCGACAGGCCATGCGCGCTGACGATCCTCGCGAACGCGCTGCCAAACGTGCCGCAGAATTGCGCGGTAACATTGGCGATATGGATGAAGGTAACGATGAGTTTTTCATTCCGCAGCATATTATCCCTGACGGCTGGACGTATGAGTGGAAGCGCCGCACGGTTCTAGGTCAGGAAGACCCTGCGTATCAGGTTGCGCTGGCCCGCAAGGGATGGGAAGCGATTGATGCGGCTCGACACCCTGAGATGATGCCAATCGGTGCGCGTGGCGTTGTTGAGCGCAAGGGAATGGTCCTAATGGAACGCCCCAAGGAAATCACCGACGAAATTCGCCAGATTGAGAAAAAGAACGCGCGCAATCAGGTTCGGGCTAAAGAAGAACAGCTTAATTCCGCGCCAGATGGTCAATTTGGGCGCGATCATGCTAATGTTCGACCGAATATTAAGAAAAGCTACTCGCCTATTGCCATTCCAGGAGACGAATAAAAGTAATGGGAAGTAAAAGAAGTTAAAAATATCTTTTACTTCCCATTGTGTTTGTGTATGTTCTCGATTAGCGGGGTTTAACCCTCCCAAACGCCTCGGGGCTTTGGTATCGCTCTCTCCCGGTTTCCCATCGCCCCGGCGCGCGATGATGGAGCCTCCTTTGTATAGGAGAACCCGTCATGGCGAATACGTTCGCTCCAAACGGTTTTCAGCAGTATCAGGGCACCGGCTCAGTTCCGACTTACGAACAGACCCAGGCAATTATTTCTCCCTCCAATACTGCCCCGATCTTCTTTGGCGACCCGGTTGTTCCGGCTGCTAGCGCCACTGGCGTAGGCACCGGATACGTTACGCAGGGTTATGGCCCGGTAGTGCTGACCGTTGCCGCAACTGCCATTGTGATTGCTGCAACCGGCATCATGACGGTTACGTTTAGCGCGGCCACGTCTGGCGTTGGCAACCTCCCGACTACGCCGAATACTTGGGCACCTCCGGTCGGCGCGACGCTGCTTATCGTTGGCGCGACATCTGCCGGCGTTGGCAACTTGAACGGTGCCTTTACTGTCACATCGTCCACCACGACCACTGCCGTCTGCACCTTCGTTGGTGCTTCGGGCGCGATCACCTCGACCGCCTCCGGCGTTGTTACGGTTATTGTTCCGGTGGCTGGCGTGTTTGTCGGGTGCAAATACCTTTCGACTTCGCAGAAGCGCACCAATTGGTCTAACTATTGGCCCGGTTCGGACGCTACCGGCGACGTGACCGCCTACGCCATTACCGATCCCAATGCGCAATTCCTTGTGCAGACTGCCAACTCCAACACTACCGCAACTGCGGTTGGTATTGCTGGCGTCGGCAATAACATCGGTTACGGCTACAACGACTCGGTTGCTACTGGCGAGACGAACGGGAACACCTCTACTGGCGTTTCTACTTTCTTCGCTGACCAGTTCGCGCTTACTGCCAGTGCGGCAAATTCGTTCTTGCCGTTCCGCATTATGTCGCTCGCCAACTATACGCCGGGTTCTGTCAGCCCCTTGGCGACCATCAACGGCAATGACGCAACCACTGGCTACAACCGTATCGTTGTTGGGTTCAATAACTCAATGCCGCGCGGCTTTGCTGGCATCTAAGGGAGTAGGGACCAATGGCCGTCAATCTTTCTGCTATTAAAGACCTTCTCCTGCCGGGCTTGCGCGGCATTGAAGGCAAGTATGAGATGATCCCGTCGCAGTATGACCGGATTTTCACTAAGCACGACTCGAAGCTTGCCCTCGAACGCACCGCCGAAATGCGGTTCCTTGGTTTGGCGCAGTTGAAAACTGAAGGCGGTCAGACCGCTTTTGACAACGGCGCTGGCGAACGGTTTGTTTATAATCAGGAGCATTCTGAAATTGCTCTCGGTTATGCCATCACTCGCAAGGCGGTGGACGACAACCTCTACAAGACCCAGTTCCATCCGTCGAACCTTGGCCTGATTGAATCCTTTCAGCAGACCAAGGAAATCTACGGCGCGAACATTCTGAATACGGCCACGACCTACAACAACAACGTTGGCGGTGATGGCGTTGCACTTTGCAGCGTCTCGCATCCGATTGACGGCGCTGTTGTTGCCAACCGTCCGACGACTGACGTTGATTTGAACGAGGCGACCCTGCTTAACGGCATGATCTCCATTCGAACCAACTTCAAGGACATGGCTGGCCTTAAGGTGTTTGGGCGCGGTCGCAAGCTGGTTGTTCCGCCGCAGTTGGAGCCGGTCGCTATTCGTCTCACTAAGACCGAGTTGCGCCCCGGCACATCGGATAACGATGTCAATGCCATCATGACCACTGCCGGCGGGTTGCCGGAGGGTTATATGGTCAATGACTTCCTGACCTCCGCCTTTGCATGGTTCCTGCTGACGAATATTGACGGCCTATCGTATATGGAACGCGTAAAGTTCGAAACCGATATGCAGGTTGATTTTGTCACAGATAATTTGTTGGTGAAGGGCTACGAGAGGTATAGCTTCGGCTATTACAATTGGCGTTCGATTTGGGGCAGCTTCCCGACTTCGTAATACCTTAAACCCTCGCCTTAAGGGCGGAGGTTTATTCTAAGCAAGGAGCTTCCTTATGGAAATTAATGGCGGCGTATATCCTAACCCGAACGGCAGCCCTATTTGGCCCGGCGCGTCGTTTACTGGTCCGCTTATCGCCGGCAACGTTGGTAACAGCGATGGCACGAACGTGCTTGCAGGCGTGGGCGAAACGACAGGTCAGGCGAACCAGGGCTACGTCAATATGGCGCAGACGGTTGTGGTCAAGCAGCCGACATCTGGCGCGACGACGGTAGCGACTGCTATTGTTATTCCGGCACAGAGCCAGATTACCGACATTTATGCCATGGTAACTGTGGTGCAGGCGGGTGGAACCTTTGGCTTGGGGACGACTGTTAGCGCGACGGCTTTTACTTCTGCTTCTACTGCCGTTAGCGTTGCCACTCTTGGCCAGATTACTGTTTTGCCGACTGCAAACCTGACGCAGATTGCTAACTGGGACAACGTCGGCAATACCGACGTGCAAGTTTTGGTTACTTTTGCTGCTACTGGTTCCGCCTCTGTTACTCTGACCGTATTTTACGTTCAGGGCATTAACCTCGCGTCGTAATAGGAGTTTCCCATGAAGGGTCATAGCGAACATCACGGCGTGCATGCTCTTGCCGCCCACGGCGTCCACAATGCGCGCAAAGCACGCAAGGCGGGCGGCAAGGTTGAGGATGACATTGTCGGCACCGGCAAGGGTCATGAGGCCGCTACGGACGGCTATAACGAAGCTGAAAAAGACCTTCGCGAAAAACCGGAACGCCGCAATCACGCGCCAAAAATTATGGATGAAGCGGAGCGTATGGGCGAACGCAAGAATGGCGGTCGCGCTCAACGTAAACGCGGTGGCGCTGCCATGAAGCACGTTGGCGCTGTTGCTGGCGATATGGCGAAAATGCACGCAGGTCGCAAACCTCGCAAAGCTGGCGGGCGCGCTTCGTCCGACACTAGCCCGTTCACTTCGGCTCGCCACGGCACTGCTGCCAAGGGTCGCAAGGTTGAACCGGAAACGATGTGCTAGAATAGACTATAAATGGATGCGGGGTTAAAATCCTGCATCCATTGTGTTACTGTTAAAGGTAGCGCCTCGATCCAATAGCAGGATCAACCTTGCGTTTGAGTCGCTGGGGTGCAATTGCTAGAAGGATGATAAAATGCGACCTATTACTGTAAAAGTTGGCCCGTTGGTGACTGCCAGTGCAAACAACATTTGTTTGTCGCAGTCTGTTTCTGGTGCCGGCTCATTCATTCTAAATGGAACACTTGTAAGCGGCGGCGTTGCAACGCTAGACGCTCCGCGCCGTGTATTGATTACCTCTGCTGGTAATGATAGCGCGGTAAGCTTTACAATTACCGGAACCACTTATAGTAATTCAACCACATCAGAAGTAATTTTAGGTAGCAATGCTTCGTCAGTATATACAATTACTGACTTTCTTACTATTTCGTCTATTAAAACATCCGCTTCTACTGGTGGTGCTGTTACTATTGGCACTAACGGTATTGCTGGTTCTTCGTGGGTTTCCTGTGATCCTTGGGCTACCAGTTACATTTCCATTCAGGCCGTTGTTAGCGGGACCGTCAACTACACGATCCAGCAAACTACCGACAACCCGAACTCGGCGGATACTCCCATTTCTGTGCAGAATGTAACTTGGGTTAATAGCAACGACGTTGCTGTTGTTGGCGCGACCACGACGCAGCAGAGTAATTATATTTTCACTCCCATTTTTGCGCGCGTTGTTCTAAATAGTGGATCGGGGTCAGTGACAACGACCTTTGTTCAGTCGGGAGTTGTAAACCGATGACGGGGTTTTCGCTTGGGGGTGGGTTGTCTAATGCAGGCGGTGCCGCGCCGGTATTCATTGCTACGAACGGCATATTCGTCAACAGCACCACAGTAAGCCAAAGCTACACGATTGCGTCAGGTTTTAATGGCTTTTCAACGGGGCCAATGACTATTGCTCCCGGCGTTACTGTGACAGTTACATCTGGTCAAAGGTGGTTGGTCCTATGAGTTCATTAGTTATTGCTGGCGATACCAGCGGGACAATCACCATCCAGGCACCGGCTGTGTCTGGTTCTAATACACTCACATTGCCGCTAGCCACCGCTACAATTGGTCTAGCGCCGCTTGTAACAACCTTCACTTCATCTGGAACATGGACGCCTCGCGCCGCTAGTGTGATGGCATCTATTTTTCTTGCGGGCGGTGGCGGTGGAGGTGGTGCTGGTTTTTTATTGGGTGCAGCCGGTTCTGCGGGTGCAGGCGGAGGAGGGGGCGGCTCTAGTTTAAAGATTTGGACTGGTCCCATTGCTACTATTGGAACATCAGCTTCAATTGTTATTGGCGCTGCTGGCGTTGGCGGTACAACTAGCGGCACTACTGGAACGCAAGGCGGGACCACAACTTTTACAGGAACAGTTTCTAATACTATTTTTACAGCGCAAGGTGGCGGCGGTGGCGCTGGTGGTCAAAGCGCAGCCATTTCTGCTGGAGGTGGTGGCGGTGGGTTAGTAAGTTCTGGTGGTAATGCTTCTGGTGCTACGCCGGGTTCAGCGGGAGGAATTTCAGCCAATAACGGTGGCGGAACAGGAGTTGGGTCATATGGTTACTACGCCGGAGAAGGGGCGGGCGGTTCTGGCAGTTCTGCCCTTGGTGTTCCTGCTTTTGGTGGGTTTTCTGTTGGTGGCGCAGGTGGGGGGGCATCTGGGCGTGGATTTAATGCTGGTGTTGCTGCTGCGGGTGGCTCTTTAAGTGGCGGCGGCAATTTTACTGGCGCGGGGGGCGGATGGCCCAATACTCAGGCTGGTTCGGGAGGCGGATGCTCTGCATCTGCCAATGGTGGCAATGGGGCGATTGGATTGTTTGGCGGCGGTGGTGGTGGAGGTGGTGGAGCTTTGCCTACATTTACCCCCGGCACAGGCGGCAATGGCGGTGCTGGCGTTGTAATCGTGATGGAGTGGTAAGATGACCTCAATAATCAACGCATCCACTACCGGCGCTGGCGGGGTTAGTGTTACAGCCGATGCCTCTGGTGTTTTGGCCTTGCAGGCTGGTGGTGTTACGGCTGCAACGTTTACTGGTGCTGCCACTGCACTTGTAGGCCCCGCAACTATTGGTGGTGTTGCCGCTGCTGTTACGCCTCTTGTCACTACCTTTACGTCATCCGGCACCTACACTCCTCGCGCTTCTTCTACTGTTGTGCAGGTTCTTGTGATTGGTGGTGGTGGGGGTGGCGGGTTTGGTGGCACCTACGCGGCTGCTGGCGGCGGCTCGGGTGGTGGTGGCGGTGGAGGCGGCGGCTTCCGATACAGGGTTATCCCCGCATCGAGTGTGCCGGCCTCCACCACAGTAACTGTTGGGGCGGCAGGAGCAGGCGGGGCTTCTGGCGTCACCCCTTCAGGCGGATCACTGGCGGGCCAGGGGGCGCGAGGCGGGATTTCTTCGTTCGGTGCGTTTGCCTATGGCGGCGGTGGTGGAGGCGGTGGGCCTGGATCGGCTATTGCTACCTCTGGCGGCGGAGGTTCGGCTGGTCCAGATAACACACAGGGCGGGTTTGGCACTACAACTGGCGGTTCTTCCGGCACGGCTGCTGGCCCTGCTGGCGGTTCTGGTGTTGGGGGGCAGTCCCCTGGGACGCTCTATGCAGGCAGCGGCGGTGGCGGATCGAGTGTTGTCGGCGTTGCGGCAACGTCCGGGAACTCGCTTCTTGGCGGTACGATTGGGGGCGGCGCTGGCGGCGGGTTTAACGCCGGAACGGCGGCTGCTGGTGCCACAACTGGCTCGGTTATAACGGAAACGGGAGCAACATTCACTAGCCCGGGCGGTTCAGTCCCAGGCGGGGCGGGTGCAAACGCAGTAGTTTATGTTGCTGTTAATGCAGGCCCATACGCGGGATCAAATGGCGGTGCTGGTGGTGGTGGTTCAGCCACAGCTGCCACTGGTGGAACGGGCGGCAACGGAGCCACTGGTTCTGGCGGAGGCGGTGGTGGTGCTGGCAACGTAACTGCGTCTGGCGTGGGCGGTCCCGGCGGCACGGGTGGTGCAGGTATTGTAATTGTAGTGGAGTGGTAAGATGGCAACCTACAAAGTGATTACGACTATTGATATTGAGCAGATGCAGATGGATGAAAACGGAGCGCCGGTAACGGTAGTCATCCCGGCAGGTTCAATCATCAATCAGATTGTATGGGATGGGGAGTCTGCATTCGCACCTCCGCACGATACTCGATTGGAAGAAGATGTATAACTTCCTAGTTTGCATCTTCTACTTTGGTCGCAACCTGTTTATCGCCCTTGATCGGCTGTTGAACGTACTTCTGCTAGGGTCTTGTGACGAAACTATCAGCGAGCGTACGGAGCGTCTTAGGGCGTCTGGCAGTAAGGTTGGATGTATTGCGTGCAAGGTGATGACGTTTGTGTTCAAGTTTCTCAAAGCTGACCACTGCGACTATGCGTTGAAGTATGGCCGCACGCTTGGGCGTGAGTTGTGGCGTTGGAATAAGTGAATACAAAACTCTTTATTGATGTATAAAGGGTAGAAGCTTGTAAGGACGCTACTAGATGACCACCAGCGGCACATACACTTACAATCCGTCGCTGGGCGAACTGACGCTCTATGCTTTTAATCTGTGTGGACTTCGCAATACTTCTCTATTGCAGGAACACATGGAGTCGGCTCGCATGGCGGCTAACATGGTGGCTGCGTCGTTCTCTAATCGCGGCGTGAACTTGTGGCAGGTTGATCTTGTCACAACGCCGCTGGTGCAGGGAGTTTCAACGTATGCCGTTGACCCTAGCACTGTGATGATCTTGGATGGCTACATTACGACCGGCACCGGCTCTACGGCCATTGATCGTATTATCATGCCGATTAGCCGGTCTGAATATGCTAGCTACCCGAACAAGAACCAGCAAGGGTTCCCGACGACATTCTGGTTTGACCGCCTTCTATCGCCAACCGTAAGTATTTGGCCAGTGCCGGATGGTAGCCAAGTGTCGTTTAGCTATTACCGCTTGCGTCAAATTGAGGACGCTAACTTCCAGAATGGGCAGACTGTCGATGTCCCGTATCTTTGGATGGAAGCGTTTGCGTTTGCTTTGGCGTTCCGGCTTGCGTTGATTTGGTCGCCTGATAAGGTTGCGGTGCTTAAGCCGATGTCTGACGAGGCTTACCAGATTGCGGCGGATCAGAACGTTGAGAACGCCGCAACATATATCTCGCCGCAAATCCAAGGTTATTACAGATGAGGCCGCACGGTAGGGCGAGGGTAAGCCCACGCAATCCGCGCGCCTTTGCTCGTTGTGATCGATGCGGTTTTTTATACAACCACATTAATCTTAATTGGCAATTTGATTGGCGGGGAACGTCACTTCAAAACTTGCGCTTTCTAGTGTGCAATCGCTGCATGGACACGCCGCAACAGCAATTGCGCGCTATTGTTGTTCCTGCCGATCCGACGCCGATCATGAATGCGCGTGTAGAGAGCTATCAAGAAGACGAGACGGACTTCCTGACCATATCGGGGCCGACCGTCTATGACCCCAATACGGGTATACCTATACCGTCCACTACGGTGCTGATTGCTCAGGATGGTACGAAGCTGACGGCGCAGGCTACGGGGCGTCCTGCCGGCCTACAGCAGGGCGCTGTAATGCCGTTGGTGCAAAAGACTGCGTATGGCGTTAAGTTGCCGGTGCTGTCGGTTACGGCTAACGGGACCAATACGGTTGCGGTGACATGTAGCAAGATACACAGCCTAAGTGATAATGACCAAATATCCGTTTTAGGTCTTACTAATAATCTAGCTGACGGCTTCTTTTCAGTTAAAGTAACTACTGCCACAGCGTTTAGTTATGATACATATTCTGTTATAGCGTCAGGGTCGCTGCTTACCGGCACGTCTAATATAGTTACTGCTATTGTTGGCTTGCCTTACGATTATGCTAAAATCCCGCAAGTAGGACCTTAAGATGGCCAATGTCACTATTCCAAACCTTCCCGCAGCAATTGCTCTTACGGGTGCGGAAATTATCCCTGCGGTGCAATCGGGTTCTACTGTTCGGCTTACGACGGCTCAGATCGCTGGGCTTTCAGTTTCTACTGGCGGCGGAACTGTGGCGTTTCCAAATGTAATTGTAAATGGAACAACTAAGGCGGGCGGAGGCGTTTTTCAAATTGCGGCGACTAGCACGGGCACATTCCGCAATGGGTTAGTGCAAATGATTGACGGGACTTGGGCACCATCGAGCACTACGGGAAACTACTATAACCGCTATTTCAGTATCGAGTTGACAGCCGGCATGTCGCCACGCGGCACAGTGTCGCAGTTGTGGAACACGCAAAACGTCGTAATGGCGCGCTCGGTTGCGACGACAGCCAGCATGGCGAACTCGCATACGATCATGGATTTGGCGGATGTCACGATCCCGGCTGGCCTTGGTGATGGCGGCGGCGGCGTGTTGTCAGGCGGGTTGCCGGTTAATCCGAATTATCAGGAAATCGGCGGATATGCCTACAACGCCACGATTTTGTCGCCCGGCATGTATAGCGAGGGCATCTCCAGTAATTTTTATGACTACACCGGAGTAACAAGCGTTGCTGCACGATCTAGCAATTTCTTATCTGTTACTGTAAAAAATTCAGCGACAAGCACTTATCCTACCTATGGCTTCCAAGCTATTTCTGCTGGTACTCAACAATCGACAAATGCGCCAACTGCCGCTTATCGCGTTGACGGTGGGTTTCTTGCGGGGCTTGATTTGACCGGCCAAACTGCTGGCAATTACGGCATTGATATGAACGCCAATGCGGCGACTTATGCAATCCGACTACCGTACAACAAAACAATCGTGTCGCGCAACTCCGGCAACAGCGCCGATGTGCCCGTTATTGGCTTTGCTGGAACCGCTATCTATTTGGGCGCGGGCAGTGCGGCGACAACGCAGATACTCGCCAATTCCACAGTGACCTTTGCGCCCGCCGCCGATAACGTCATATCTTGCGGCCTCGGCGGCGGAACGCCTCTGCGCTGGACTGCGGTATGGGCGGTCAACGGCACGATCCAAACATCTGATCCCGAATTAAAAACCAATATCCAACCGTTGCCAGATGCGTTGCCAATTGTGCGTGACCTTGCCCCTGTTACGTTTACTTGGAAAATCGGCGGGCAAGCTTACGAAGAAATTGTTGAGGAAAAAACCGTTCAAGCCACCGCCATTGAAAGTTACGAAGACATTGAGATTACCATGGTTAACGGCGTGGCAGTTCAAACTAAGCAAATGAAAACCCGCGAGGTGCTGTTATGGGATGACCACCCTGTAATTGATACGGATGGCAACCCTGTGGTGGTGCGGGTAAGAGCAGGCAAGGGGGAGGATGGCGAGCCGATCTTTAATATGTTGCCCAAAACCTATCAAACGCCGGTTATGGTAAATAAAATGGTTGCGGAGCAACGATTGGTTGAAAAGCCTGGACGCCGCACCCATTGGGGATTTTTGGCTGATAATGTTGCGTCTGCCTTGGCTAAAACAGGGCGTGATTTTGGCGGTTACATCGAAGACGAGGGCGGCACTAAGCATCTGCGACCTGACCAGCTTATCCCGATTTTGTGCAAGGCGATCCAAGAGCTTGATACACGAATTAATTTGTTAGAATTGAAATAATAAATGGATCAAAACCTAATCAACGTCGCAGCAACGGCATTTAGCGCGGTTGTAGGCTGGATATTAAAGGTTGCATGGGATGCCATCCGCACCATGCAGTCTGACATAAAAGAACTAGAGAAAGACCTGCATACCAAGTATATAACTAAGGACGAATACAGCCGGGACATTTTGGAAATCAAAACTATCTTGATGAAAATTTCCGATAAGTTAGATTCCAAAGTTGATAAAAGATGAAAGCGCCGGTTGAATCTGCCTTGTTGACCCGCAACGGTTGCATTCCCCCATCTGCAACCATGTATGTTATTAAGAACAAATACAAGCAGGACATTTTGGAAATCAAAAACATTTTGATAAAAATTTCCGACAAGCTAGATTCGAAAGTTGATAAAAGATGACAACACCTGTTGCAACTACTCCGCTGACTTACAACGGCTACGTCACCCAGGTGGCGACGATGGCCATCGTAAACACGACCACAACCAATGGTGTGGTTGTCGGAGTTGATGCACCGTTCAACGCCATCATTCCGCAGATGTTGAATTACGCGGAACTCCGCATTCAGCGCGATCTTGATTTATATCCATCGATTACCGTCAAATCAGGCTTTGCATGCACGCCGAACGATAGCACGCTCACAATTGGCGTTAATGAGTTTGTGACCATTCAAACGATTAGCGTTATTGCAAACGGCAACGCGACTTATCTTGTCCCAACCACCAATGAATTTTTACAAAATATTTACGGTAATGTCACGGGCGCGGGCGTTCCTAAGTTTTTCGCGCCGCTTGGCGGAGACGCCGCGACGTATGGCAACACCTCGCAATTGTTTGTTTTGGGGCCTTGGCCAGACCAAGCTTATCCGGTTTCAATCACCGGGACGGTGCGGCTGCAAACCCTGGCCGTAAACGCCACTCAGGCGCTTGCAGCGACCGGCACTACGTTCATTAGCACCAACCTGCCCGATCTTCTTTTGCAAGCGTCCATGGTCTACATCAGCCAGTTTCAACGTAACTTTGGCCCAACGTCGAACGACCCGCAGATGGGAGCGACTTACGAAGCGCAGTATCAGACCCTTCTACGTGGCGCGATGGGCGAAGAGTATCGCAAGAAGTTTGAAGCCGCCGCCTGGACATCCGACTCGCCCTCACCGATAGCAACAGCAACAAAGGGGTAGCCTTGTGCCGCACGGTTCCCTGAAACTTATCCCTGGCGTTGATGTCAACAAAACCCAGGCGCTGAATGAGGCGGCTATTTCGTCGTGCGACCTCATTCGGTTTGTTCCTGACCGCAACGGGTTGGGGTTGGTGCAAAAGCTGGGTGGTTGGAGCAAGTTTGCGCCGGAGCCTACATCCACCATCACGCGCGCCTTATGGGCATGGGAAGACACCAACGCGCAAAAGTATCTAGCCGTTGGTCAGCAGGCGAATGACACGTCACTGCAAGCGACACTTGGCGTCATTAATAATTCTTCGTTTGTCAATAGGACACCGCAAACGTCCGCAACTAATCCAGCCATAAACTTCTCAACCGTGGCAGGGAGCAATTTAGTAACTATTATTGACGCTAGTTTTACACCTAGTAACTATGACTCAGTATTTATATCTACCCAAATAAGTATTGGTGGATTAATTCTGTTTGGTTTTTATAGAACGACAGTTCTTTCAGCCAACACATACACAATTCAAGCTGTAGATATTTTTGGCAACCCGCAAGTTGCTGTATCAACAGTAAATAATGCTGGGGCTACTCCTTCATTTACAACAAGCGCAGGTAATGGCGTTGTAACTGTTACTTTAAACAACCACGGATACTCTGCTGGAAATTCATTTGCTGTCAATATTCTATTAATTTTTGACGGGGTTACTCTTTATGGAAATTATTTAATTCAAACGGCGGCAACCAATACTTTTACTATTCAATCATCCGTCTCGGCAGTTGCCAGCGCAACGCAATCCATGAATGCCGGCAAGCCAAACTTTGTCTATTACATTGGTGTCGGCGCTATTCCCCCCGCCACCGGATACGGCATGCTTGGGTATGGGGCGGGCGGCTACGGCGTAGGCGGCGGCGTTACGCCTTCTATTGGCGTCCCTATTTATACGAACGATTGGACCCTAGATAATTGGGGCGAAATCCTTCTTGCCTGCCCAGTTCCTGAAATAGACGTGAACCTTCAAAGCACCGGCATGAGCGGAACGTCTACCGTTGCCACGCTCACATACGGCGAGACATACATCATTCCCGTAGGTAACGTTATTACCGTCACCAACGCCAACCCATCGGCTTATAACGGGACATTCTACGTCACGGCATCGTCGGCTGGCTCGGTATCTTACGCCAGCGCGGCAACAGGCGCTCAAGTTTCTTTTGCTAAAATCAACACGCACGACCCGGCATCTGGCCCAATATTCTACTGGAACCCGACTGGCGGAGAGCCGAGAGCAACCGTCATTACGAATGGCCCGCCCGTCAACGACGGGATGTTTGTGGCTATGCCGCAGCGTCAAATTATCGCGTGGGGATCGACCTTCAACGGCATTCAGGACCCGCTGCTGGTGCGTTGGTGCGACGTGGAGGACTTTACGGTATGGATTGCCCAAAGCACCAACCAAGCCGGTTCCTACCGCATCCCCAAGGGGTCGCGCATCGTCGGTTGCATTCAAGGTCCTCAGCAGGGGTTGGTTTGGACTGACCTTGGCGTTTGGGCGATGCAATATATTGGTCAGCCCTACATCTACTCGTTCAATGAGATTGCTACAGGGTGCGGCTTGATCGGACGCAAGGCGGCTGGGTCTTACAATGGTGTTGTGTATTGGATGGGGCAGAGCCAGTTCTACATGCTTTCTGGCGACGGCGTGCAGCCTGTACCGTGCCCAATTTGGGATGTGATCTTTCAGCAATTAGATACCAGTCACCTCAACCGCATCCGCATTGCGGTTAATTCTCGGTTTAACGAAGTTACTTGGTATTACCCAACGCAAAATACCGAGGGTGAAATTTCAGCTTACGTCAAATATAACGTCGTCCTAGGGCAGTGGGACTACGGCAACCTTAGCCGGTCGGCGTGGATTAACGAATCCATCTTTGGCCCGCCGATTGGTGCCGATCCGGTCAGCAAATATATCTATCAGCACGAGACTTCGAACAACGCAGACGATCAAGCTATGGCGTCATATTTTCAAACTGGGTATTTTGTTATAAACGAAGCCGATGAAAAAGTTTTTGTTGACCAAGTTTGGCCAGATGCCAAGTGGGAAACTTTTAATAACAATCTAAAAAAAATTAACCGCGCGCCAACTGCAACCCTTAACATGTCTTTCTACGTCAATAACTACCCAGGCCAAACACCAACGCAATATGGTCCATACGCGCTTACTCAAAACACAGAATTTATTACGCCAAGATTTAGGGGGCGCTTGGTTTCTATTAACGTTGGGAGCAATGACGTAGGTTCTTTCTGGCGTATAGGAAATATGCGCTATCGCTTTCAGCCGGATGGAAAATACTAATGGCTGCTTCATTAACTGACATTCTCACTACTCAGAAGAATGGCGTTGTTGCCATTAATCAGCTTTCAAGTATTGTTTTTGGCGTTTACAATAACATGCCTACCGTTCAACTTGCACAAGCTGCGCTTGGTGTGTCGGTTGCCACGCTCTATACGGCGGCTTCGGGCACTAAGTCGCACGTAAATTCTATTAACGTGTGCAATACTACCGCAGCTTCTATTTCTGTTTATATTTTCCTTGTGCCGTTGAATGGCACGGCTGGGACGGCTAACGCCTTGTTCTATGCCGTTCCGGTGCCGGCGAACACAACCGTCCTGTGGGAAAGCACGCAGATTATCGTTCCAGGCGGGACTTTGCGGGGCTATGCTTCAGCGACGGGCGTTACGGTAACAATTTCAGGTGGCGACGCAGGATGATTACGCAATACCCTCCCCTCGGTTCCAGTTCCAATGTCCCCATAACCGCAAGCATATCGCAGTTTACGGGCAGCACCGTTGACGCCTTTGGCCGCTTGCGTGTTTCCAATCCATACACAATGTTTGACTCTCAGCATCGATATGCTCCAGACACCGCCTATAGCTATGCGACGGCTACGGGTGGAACAACGTCGTTCAATACAAATAAATCGTCAGTCAATTTAAACGTAACGACGACATCGGGATCATCCGCATCTGCGCAAACGTTTAGAGTATTCGCATATCAACCGGGCAAAAGTCTATTGACGATGCAGACTTTTACGCTAGCACCAGCGCAAACAAACCTCGTGCAGCGCGTTGGCTACTTTAATGCCAACAATGGCGTCTACCTAGAGCAAGGCCCTAATGGCGTTACCTTTGTCATTCGCACCTACACAAGCGGCTCGGTTGATAGCACGCGATATGTCGCGCAAGCTAATTGGAACGTGGATAAGTTTAACGGCACCGGACCTAGCGGCGTTACGTTGGACCTGACGAAAACGCAAATCCTGTTTATGGATTGCGAGTGGCTGGGCGTCGGCAATGTTGCGTTGGGGTTTGTCGCCAACGGCGTTCTTCGGGTTGCGCATATTTTCCAAAACGCCAACACGCAAACAACCGTTTACATGCAAACGGCCATTCTGCCGATTCGATATGAAATCTCCAACACCGGCACTACGGCGCTTGCCGCAACGTTGCAGCAAATTTGCTCCACGGTAATTTCTGAAGGCGGTTACGAACAGATTTCGCAAATATACACTGCCCGCAACCCAAGTCCCGTAACACTTACAACCGCAAATTTAATTTATCCAATTACGTCATTTAAATTAAATTCAAGCTATTTAGGCGCAATTGTAGTGCTATCTAATATAACTTTCCAACCTATTGCTTCAGGAACAAACTTCTATGAAATATTTTTAGTTAAAAATGCTACTTTGGCTGATATGACAACTACGGCTGGCGCATTATCTAGCGGTCAAGTTGATTTAACGCTTCCAACTACCCCATCTGCACCAACTGCAATTACACTCCTGGCCGATAGCATTGTATATACAGGGTATGCCTCTGCCGGAAGTCAGTCGGCGTCGGTTATTCTGCCGTCCGTTGGGTTTAACTGGGATTTGCAATTGGGCGTATCGCAAGCTGGTGTAAGTGATACTTATACTTTGGCTGCTAGATCGTATTCCGCTGGAAATACATGCTATGGTTCTCTTTCATTCTACAACCTAACCACCTGAAAGTAGCCTATGCCCCTATCACATGGCCACAGTCAGAAGACGATTAGCCACAACATTCATGAGATGGTGCAAGCTGGGCATCCGCAAGATCAGGCCGTTGCCGCCGCGTTGAATGTCGCACGTAAGGCGCGCGATGATGGCGGCACGACGACTTCAACATCAACGCCGATGCTGGCGTCCCAGGTCATGAAAGCCAATGCTCCCGACCTCCATACAGGCCCCATTCACAGCAGCGTGGCGGGTCGCACCGACCACCTTCCTATGCACGTCCCTTCCGGCTCTTACGTCCTGCCTGCCGACATTGTAAGCGCGATGGGCGAAGGCAACACCATGGCGGGGTTTAAGCAGGTGCAGCGCATCTTCGGTGGCGCTCCCTACGGCGGCGGAAGGGGTCCATACGGGCGTCCGACTAAGGGCATCCCGTATGGCGGTGGCGGCATACCATACAGCCAGTCTGGCGGTCCTTATGGGGCTAAGATGCCGCACCGAGCCGATGGCGGACGTGATGCGGGCGGACCCGTGCCTATTGTTGCCGCAGGAGGTGAATATGTTCTCGCCCCTCACGAGGTCGAATGGGCTGGTGATGGCGATATGGACGCTGGCCATAGAGCTTTGGATGATTTTGTTAAGCGTATGCGCAGTAAAACTGTCAAGACGCTGCAGAAGCTTCCCGGACCAAAGAAAAATTAACAAGGACGACAAATGACTTCTAAAAATTTTACAGTAAAAGTTGCAGACGCTGGCAATGCTCGTGCAATTTTTGAACTTGCTATACTTTCAGCTAAAGAAAATGGGATATTTGATATTAGCGAAAGAAAAATTAAACTAGGCATTGAGTCTTCTTTAGGTAAAAACAATAGCATATGTGGCGTTATCGTTGGTAGCGATGGTGGATTGCAAGGTTTTATTGTTTTAGATATCGGAGAGTTGTGGTATTCAGAGGATAAGCTTCTTCACGAGCGCGAAGTATTTGTTCATCCTGACTTTCGAGAAGCTAAGGGCGGTCGCGCTAGAGCCTTGTGCGAGTTTGCTAAAAGCGTTGCGTCATCATTACAGTTACCATTGTATGCCGGGGTAGTTTCCAACGGAAAGACGGAAGCTAAGGTTCGGTTATATGAACGGCAGTTTGGGAAGCCGAACGGGGCTTTCTTCTTGTATGGCGCTAATGCCGGGAACTCTGGCAACGCAACGGAGCATTGACGAATGTCTTTATTTAGCAGCACTGCTACTAGCACTTCCAGCATTCCGCAGCAGGTTGCAGCTAACTACAATACTGCCGTCACTAATGCCGGCGCGGCGGCTAGCCAGCCATGGCAGCAATACTCTGCCGACCCTAATGCGTTTGTCGCTGGCCTCAACACCACGCAACAAGCCGGCATTGCCAATACCAACGCATCGGCGGGACAGGCGCAGCCTTACTTTAACGCAGCACAGAGCGCGTTAGGTGCCGGCGTCAATCAGGCGATGCCGTTTGTCTATGGCGGCGGTCAGGACGTGAATGCCCAACAGATCGGCGGGCAGCAAATCGGCCAGTTCATGTCGCCTTACCTGGGTAGCGTTTATTCATCGATGCTTGCCGGCCAGGGGCAGCAGAACGCACAACAACAGTCTAACCTTAAGAGCGGCGCTATCGGCGCGGGTGCGTTTGGTGGGGATCGTGCGGGCATTGGTCAGGCTAATCTTGCCTATCAGCAGAACCTCGCCAACGCGCAAACAAACGCCAATATGCTCAATACTGGTTATGGGCAGGCGCTTGGCGCTGCACAGCAGCAGCAAGGCGTTAACCTTGGCGCGCAACAGGCAAACCGCGCGGCGCAGGCTGCGACTGGGCAGAGCCTCTATGGCATGGGTATGGGCACGTCTCAGCAGCTTGGCGCGCTAGGGACTGGCGCACAGACTGCCGGGTTGCAGGGTGCGGCGGCGCAGATGGGTGCCGGTGCAGCGCAACAGAAGACCAGTCAAGATGCGTTGACGGCGATGTATAACCAGTTCCTGCAAAGTCAGGCGTATCCATTCCAAACATCGCAATTCTATACTAATGCAGTCGGTTCGCTTGGACCTTTGTTCGGCGGGACGACGACGACACAAACGCCGGGGCTGTTTGCCGCGCGCGGCGGGTCTATTCGGGGCGCATATGCTGGTGGCGGTTTGATCCCGTCAAGCATGGGTGGCGGCGTTGGTTACGAGCATGCCGGCGAAGGGTATGCCGATGGCGGTATGCCGGGCGGTTGGAGCGATTATTTCCAGAACTCACTAGGTGCGGCGGGGTTCAATCCGCAGACGACATACACACCAGCACCGAACCAGGGCGGATATACTCAGGCCCCAGGTCAGTCGGCATACACGCAAACCCCAATGCCGACATACTCGCATGCGCCGGCTGGATTGGGTGCGGCTACGGCGGATTACGGCAACATCTTTGGCGGTCTTGCGCACCATGCTGCGGCACCGAGCGCACAACAGCAGTATTCCGACAGCCAGCTTCCCAATATTGCCGGATTGCGTTCGCCGTTGGTTCATGCGCCCGAAGTCAAGAAAGACGACGCAGCCAACCCGGTTGCAGCACCTAGTGGCCTTGCTGGGATGCCGTATGCCGGATCGGGCGAGAGCGGCGTTGGTGGCGCTGGGCAGAATATGGGGGCCAATGCGCCCCATGGCGGCTCTGGATCGTTTAGTGGCGATGTTAAGGGCATGGTAAATGCCTTGGGGGATTATTTTAGCGGAGGAATGGGCTATGGAGAGCGTGGCGCAAATATTAGCGCCGCAGAACTAGCTTCTCTTGAAAAGGAAGCCAACACCAATATAGAAACCGGAAAAGCTGGAACCGGACCAGCTGGTGGCCCCCAGGGTGGGGTAAATCTGGCTGGGGCGGCCCGAGGCGGTCGCATCCACCGCGCTTACGGCGGCTTGAACCTTTCGACAGCCGATCTTGCCAACATGCAGGCGATGCGAAACGAAAACTTGGGGCTATTCCCAGGCGCTCCGCAAGGCTACAAGCCTCTCGTTGATAACCGCATGCAGCCTGGATTGGGACATCCGGGCATCTCTCAGCCGGGGCACATCTCGCAAGTTCGTTTCCCGCGCCCCGCCGCCCCGTCGTCTTCCAACACTGTTGGCGGATTGATTAACGACTTTTCCGGCGCGCAAGATTTTTATAATAACGTCTCTGGTGACAATCCCGATTATTTGAAATTAGCCACAATTGCATCTAGTGCGCTGGGATTGGCGACGGGCGGAACGGCAGATCGTGGCCATTACTCAACTGCTGGTGGCGTCTATTCATCGGAGGGGCGTGAGTCTGCCATCCCAGGTTACAGCCCTGAATTGGGTATTCCTGACGTTCTGACGCCACCGCAACAGCATGCGTCTAATGCTCCCGCGTCTAACGGCGGTGGTGGCGGCGGTGGCTTGGGGGATGTGCTTAAGATTGCGGGTGCCGTTCTGCCGTTTCTGTTGAAGCGCGGCGGTGCGGTTGGTGATCGGCATGAGTATGCAGGCGGCGGGTTGGCGGGTGATCGGCATGGGTATGCTGATGGCGGCGGTGGTAGCGGGTTAATGCCGAACGATGGGAGCGATCAATTCCCAATGCCGGGGGATGACCCCATGTATCATTACGCGGCGGACCAAACACAAAAAGAAAGAGCCTCAGCTAGCATTTTAGATTTTATTAAAAAAAATCTTGGGCCTAAATACGATACTGCGTCAGGATATGCTTCAACCGGAGATTATGCTACCACCGGCAAACCTTCCGATCCTGTTATTACGCCGCCGCGCCCTGTATCTACGTCGCCGACGGAACTGGTGCCATCAGACGATACAGTATATCCGGCCACACCAATGACGCCGCGCGCTGCATCCGAGGGCGCGGGTCTTTTGCCGCCCGAAATCCCGACCGTCGCCGCGCCAGTAAAGCCAACGCCTGCTGTTGCAGAACCCACAACACCCGCTCGCGTTGAGCCGACCGCAGTAGCAACGACGCCACCTAAAGAAACATATCAACAAATGCCGGTTGGGCTGCAACCTCCATATGCTGCGGGTCCATACCAACAGGAACAAAGCAAGCCCCTAAGCTGGTTCCAACGCAATCAAGATTTGATTGGAGCCATTAGCGGAGGAGCGTTAGGAATGGGGCGCGGGAAGAACGCGCTCGGTGCTTTGTTGGGTGCCGTAGGCGGCGCTGGTCAAGGTTATATCGCTGGTCAAAAGGGCATGGAAGGTCTTGCCGCTCAGGAAGCGACGACGCAAGCGGAGCCGATGCGCGTTGGCATTCAACAACAACAAGTTCAAAACGAACAAATGCGCCTTACTGCTGAATTGCTCTCAAAGGGGGCAAGCCGCCTTACTCCTCATATTAGCCCCACAACGGGCGAAATTGATGGGTGGAACGATGTTCTGCAACCCAATAAAATTTTAACCTTGGCTGAAGGTCAACAAATTAGGGATCAAATTGCTAACGCAGCAAATGCTCCGACTTCGGTGCGCGCAGCTTTCAACGCCGGCATGCCGCCTGCACCCGGTAGCGCAACGCAACTCGGCGCGCCCAGCGACCCCCTAACTGTCCGAGCAAACAACCCAGGAGCCATCAAAGATGGAGCTTGGGCTAAAAATCAACCGGGATACGTTGGAAACGAAGGGGCGTTTGCTAAATTTAAAGACGCAGCCAGCGGGCAAGCAGCAATGGAAGGGCTGATTACCCAAAATTATTTTGGCGTTGGAAACAACACGGTTGAAGGCATTGTACGTCGGTGGGCTAGCGAAATTACTAACCCCAATGATCCGCGTTACGCCGACGACAAAGCAAAAGTAGACGCATACGTAAAAAGGGTTTCCGGTTCGCTCGGAGTTAATCCGACACAACCTCTAAATGGTCAAGACCCTAACGTTATAAAGTCTTTGACTGGCGCTATGGCGGCAGTGGAAAGCGGGCAATCCGTTCCTAATACTCAACCTGGACAAAAAGCTCCAGTCCCATCCGTGGCTCCCGTTCCTTCGTTTATTTACTCTGAAGACCCACATCAATCTACCATTGATAATTTAACTGCTCAACTTGATAGGGTGGCATCAGATCAAACAAATGCCACCAGCGAAGGCATGAAAAATTCTCTTGCGACAAGAGCGGCTACATTGACGCAAAATCTCAATCATCAATTGGCACTTCAAGCGGCATGGCGAGGGTCGCAGGGAGGGGCATATATTAAGCAAGCGGAAAATATCAACAATCAAACTCAGGAAAACTCTGTTTTGTTGCAACAAGCCCAAGCCCTTAGAGACGCATTTGAGAAAGGCAGCGGGACAACCGGCGAGCTTGGCCCTAAAATGCATCAAATAGGTTCCGCGTTAAAAAACTTAGGTGTAAGCGATCAAACCCTAAACCTATTTAACATGGACCCAACTCAAACTGACGAAATACGTAAATTGAGCGCAACTCTGCAAACTGATATTTCCAGAATAAATCCCGATATGGGGCGTCAATATGCTCAAACAGTTAATCAATTTGGACAAGCTACCCCAGGAGTAAACATGCAAAAAGATGCGGCTTTGTTTGCTCTTAATAATATAATTATCCCCCAAATGAAGCATAACATTGGAAGGCAGGATGCGTTTAATTCGGCAACGCGCGGTGATTATTTCGGGGCGCTGAAGGCCGTTAGAGAATACGACCTCAAAAACCCGTTTTATATTTCAACCGGGACTTCAGGTGGAATTTCGGGAATTACGCCAGAACAAGCACAAGCTGAACTGGATAGGCGTCGCAGGGGAACTCCGTAATGGTAGACATTTCTACTTTGTCTGATGCGCAACTTCAGGCATTAACCCGAGTTTCGCCTTCTCCCGCCCCTCAAAATATCACTCAAATGAGCGACGATGAATTGTCAAAAATTGCACAGCCCCCCAAGGTTGCGCCCGCTCCCGACCCCTGGGAGGGCTATTCACCCGCCATGGTTCAGGGGGTTGCCGGCGTTGGATCGGCCCTGCATGCTGCAAGCTTAGGGGCTTCACCCTGGGTTGCGGCAGCGGGTCAAAAAGCTTTGGGAAACTTGGGCGTTTCAGGTTTTGAAAAAGAAGCCGACATGTCAACGTCTGACATCAAACATCGGATAGACGCTAGCCAAGAAGCCGCCAACACTCAATATCCCAAGACATCGACAGCCGGCACGGTAGCCGGCGTTGTGGGTGGCGCATTGGCTCTTCCTGGGTTCGGTGCGGCTAAGGGCGCTGGATACTTGGCCAAAGCGGCGGCGGCGGCTAAAACGGGGGCTACGTATGGAGCCATCGAAGGTGGCTTAGAAAAACTAGACCCCATGGACGCCATGAAGGGCGCGCTCCTCGGGGGCGTTGCTGGCGGCGTTTTATCCCCAGTTGCAGAAAAAGTTTTGGGAGGCATGAGCGGCCTTTTGAAAAACGGCAAGGCGGTCACAAACGCCGCAGGAGATTTGAGCCCGGAAGCTATCGATGCCGCTAAGCGTGCCGGGATGTCTGACACCGACATCAACGCTTTAAAAACCAATCTAGCTCATTCAATGAAGCGATTTGGTCCGACTGAAGCCGGCGCAACGCATGCGCAATTCAATGAATTTGGAATTGATCCAACTATCGGAATGGCAACTGCCAACCCTCAGCAGTTGGCGCGTGAGGCAAAATATGGAGCGCCGTCTTATGAGCGTGTGCAAAAACAAGCAGGAACCGCCGCAAGCGATTTTGTCGGAGGACAGCAACCGGGATTGCGCGACGCTGTAGCTACCGCTGTTAATTCGGCGGAAAGCAAAGGCGCTGATTTAAAGAAATTAGTAGATGACGCATACGCATCGGCGCGAACTGTTCCCGGTCATTTTGACTTAGTATCCCTGCAAAACGTAGGGTCAAAAATTATGGATAGTTGGGCAAAAGACCCCAACATTCCAACAAATTTTCGCATGAATAAATTTGCCCAAGGGGCGGCAGAAGACTTGGATGCTATCCTCGGAAAACCATACAAAGCAACTACAGGTTCTTCGCCAACCCTTGATACTACGTTTGACTGGATCGAAGGCGCTCGCAAAAATTTAAATTCCCACCTCGGCTCTGCGCAAACAAACGAAGACCGTGCTGCAATTAGAAATATGATTGAAAGTTTCGATAATCATATTGAAGATTCTATTAATAACGGAGCCTTTTCTGGAGACCGAGACGTTGTCAATAAATGGAAAAATGCCCGCGCTTTATTTTCTGAGTATCAAAATAGATTTGGAGTGCAAAAAACAGGAGAAGACGCAGGCTCTTTGTTGAAATCAATTATTACAAACAATACCAGCGAAGACGACGTAGCCCGTATGATGTTTAACTTTGGCAAAAGTGGCGACGCTTCAATGCGCGTTACCGCCATGAAAACATATAATCAGCTTGAACGCGCATTAGGCCCCAACAGCCCTGAATTGCAAACGATTCGCAATTCATTCGTGCAGCAACTGATGACCCCCAACGGTTCCAATCCCGCAGAATTTGCAAGAGTCGCATCGCAAGTTCAGAATTTCCTTACTGGCAATGCGGCGGGCATCAGCGCGCAATTACTTTCTAAAGAAGAAAGATTAGCTCTTAGCCGCTATCAAGCTGTTATGAGTAAAGCTGGAAATCAAACTCCAGAGCAATTGGCGGAAGAAGTAAGTAAGCTTCGGCAAACTGTTAGTTTTTTTGCCCCTACTGTTGCTAGTGGAGCCGCTTCTGCTTTGGGTTACATTCATCCGATAGGAGCGGGCATAGTGGGCGCTCTCGGGTCCAGTTTAGCTATCAATCGCGCTTTGCGTAACTTACCTGCCGTGCAAGCGAAGGCGGCAAATCAACCTTTTACGCCTCCAATGCCGAGGGGGGGCTTTTTTGATAAAGCTATTCCGCTTACGGCTTTGCAGGGCGAACCGTGGCAATTAAACGTCACGCCGCAAACCGCCAATCAACCCATCACTCGCGCCACGGGCGGCAGGGTAGGATCGGACCACGAACGCCTTGTAGGTCGCCTGATGACGTTAGCGGAGCGTGCTAAGAGGGAGGTTAACACCTCAACGGAGCCGCTTCTAAACGTCCCTGACGCCGCCATCGTCAAAGCCCTGCACGTCGCCAACCAAGCCATTTAACGGAGCCTCTCATGACGAGCGCATACACGCCAAACAAGAACATCGAACAACCAGCAAACGGCGATGCCGTTGGCAGTTGGAACGTGCCCGTTAACGCAGATTGGGCAATCATTGATCTTGCGTTGGGCGGCAATGTTGGAATCAATGCCACAAGCGCGCCGGCGACAGTCAACCTTACGTTGGCACAGTATCAACCTCTCTATATCATTTTCACCGGCACCCTTACAAACAACGTAATTTATAGATTGCCATCCGGCGTTGGTGGTCAGTGGGTTGTTTACAACGGCACTTCGGGCGCATTTACACTTACCATCGCATCGCTTGGCGGCGGCGCTAACGTTGTAATTGGTGCTGGCGTTCGAACCCTTATTATGTCCGATGGCACGAACGTTTACCTATCCAGCAACACCATCACGCCGCCGGCAGGACCGACAACGTCCATTCAATACAATAATGCCGGGGCATTGGCTGGCTCTAGCAATCTTGTTTGGAATAATTCTATTAATCAATTGGCCGTAGCCGGAACCGTTGCTGTTTCTTCCGCGCTTCCTATTGTAACCGTGGCTAGTGCCGCAGTAGGTTCATGGAAATCATATGTAGAATTTGATTACGGTCTTGTCAGTAAGTGGCAAGTTGGTGTTGATGTTTCCGCAGTTGGTGCAAATAATTTTTATTTTTATGATTCTGTTGCTGGAGCAGTAAGGTTTTTTATTGATCCATCGGGCAACGCTGGAATTAATACGGTAACGCCCAACGCCAAGCTTGAAGTTCGATCCACA